TCAGTCAGAAATCGGCGGAAAATCAAAGCGCGCCACGATGCGCCGCGCCCAAGGCTGCGACAGCGGGGCCCGCACCACGCCCGCGCGCGGGCAGGCATGGATGAACCCCCGCCCCGCCTCGCATTGCACGCCCAGATGCTTGGCCAGCGCCCGCGGCTGCAGCCGGAACAGCAGCACCTGCCCATCGGCAGGCACAAGCGCCGGGACCAGATGCCGCGCGAGCGCGGCCCAGAGCCGCTCCTCCGCCCCCGCCTCATCCCAGCGCGGGCTGTAATCCGGCAGGGCTTCGGGCAAGGGACCATGCCGCGCGCGCCACAGCCCGCAGATCAGCCCCAGACAATCCGCCCCCACCCCGCGCAGGCTGGCGCGGTGGTGATAGGGCGTGCCGATCCAGAGCGCGGCTTCGTCCAGAACGCCGCGCGCGCTCATCCCGAGCCCCGCCGCGCGCCGCCGGAATTGGGCGCCCCCGCCTTGGGATAGGCACTCATCCAATCCTCGCCCGGAATATGCGGGAAGCCCTGAAAATTCAGCATATTGTCGAATTTCAGCCGACAGGTCGCAGCCTGCCTGTCGCAGCCCACCTCCAGCCGCACCATATCGCCGGGCGCAAGCGGCGCGCGCAGACTGTCCCAGAGCGTCAGCACGCGCGCGCCGTCGCGCATCCGGTCATCGCGGATATGCCCGACCAGCCCTTCCGCCGCGCCCGACAGCACCAAAAGCCGCCCCGCGGCAAACCAGCCCGGCCCGACCGTCCCGACCGGCGCAAAACCTATCTCCACGCCCTCACCCGCGAAGACCACCGGCACTTCCGCGACATACCCCGGCGCCCCCAGATCGACCCGGCAGGCATGATCCCCCAGCACCGCCGAACAGGCCGCATGATAAATCCGCCCCCCCGGCTGCCCCAGCGGCTCCGACAGCCCGCGCAACTCGGCCCGGAACGCGCCCCCGGCCCGCGTGATCTCGCCCAAGCTGCCGCGAAAGATCAGCCGCCGCTGCGCCACATCGGCCCAGTTCACTTCCCAGATACGCAGCCCCGCGCCATCATAGCGTCCCGCCAGAATATCCTCCTCGCGCAGCCCCGCATCGCGCAAGGCCCCCACCGCCTCGGAGTTGTCCACCGCAAGCCCCGTCACCTGCTCCAGCGCCCGCGCGGTCAGCCCGGCCTCGGCGCGAAACACCACACCTTCAAAACCCAGATCCCGGTCATGATCAGTGAAGCCCAGCACCGCGCCGCCAGCCCGCTCCAACGCCCAGGCCCGGCAGATCGTCGTGGCCCCTGTGGCCAGATGCGCGCTCAGGCTCACAGCCGCACCTCCACCACCGGGACTTTCGGCACTTCGCCCGCCTTGAAACTCGCGACTGATATCTGGATCAGATCGCTGTCGAACCGCACCGGCACGTCAAACTCAAACCCCGCGCTGACTTCCGCCCCCAGATCAGGCGCCCAATTGAAACTCACAATGCCGGTTGCCGCATCAACCTCGTAATCCTCGCCCAGCGTCATCGCCTCTGCGCCGATCCCGGCCAGAACCGAGCCCACCACAGGTTTCGCGATCTCGCGCCACCAGACCTGTTCGCCCGACCGATACCCCTTGCGCAGCTGAAAGCTGCGCGTCTCGCCATCGCCGAAGCCCAGAAGCTGGTCGAACGCTGTCAGGGGTTTCGAGGCCGGGGCCGAGCGGTAATCCCCCCAATCCTTCCAGCGAAACCCGTGCAGCATGCCCTGCCGCGCCTCGAAAAACGCGATCACCGCTTCCAGATCATCCAGCGCCCGCAGCCCAAACCCCGCATCATAGCGCCTGCGCGACCCGGCCCAGGGCGTGTTGCGTTCCTCATGCCCATTGGCAAGCTCAACAATCTCGGTGCGCCGCTCCGGCCCACCCAGCGCCCCGAAACTCAGATTGGCCGGGAAACGAATTTCGTGAAATGCCATTGCTCTGCCCCCTCAGCGATTGCGAGCGCCCTGCGCGAGCAGGCGGCCCATCTGCGCGGCGATCTGCGTCTGCGAGCGCTGGAACCCCGCCACATCCGGCGTCGAGATATTGAAGGTCACATGGACCGGACCGCCGCCGCCTGCCCCGCGCACCCCCAGCCGCCCATCCGGCCCGCGCGAGAGCGGCAGGATCGCCTCCGGCCCCGCCTCGCCCATCAGCCCCGTGGTGCCGCCGCGCATGGGAAAGGCCGTGGCCTGCGAGATCACGCCCCCCGTGGCGAAAGGCATCACCCGCCCCGCGCTGAAGGCACCGCCTTGCGCAAAGGGCAGCAAGGCCCCGGCAAGTGCGCCGCCCAGCGCGTTCTGCACCGGGCGCATCGCGGCACTATAGACCGAATTGATCATCGTCTGGGCAATGCCGCGCAGCGCATCCTGCAACCGCATCCCGTCAAAGATCACCCCGTCAAAAGCCCGCCGCAGCCCGGTCGAGAAATTGCGCGACAGCGCATCAACCTCGCGCCCGGTAAAGACCAGATTGCGCCCCAGCCCCGCCAGCTCGCTGTCGAAATCGGATACCAGCCCCGTGGTCTGGCCAAGCCGCGCCTCCAGCGCCGCAATCTGCGCTTCAAGGTCACTGAGCGTTGTCATGTCGCTTGCCTTTCGTGTCAGGGTAGCGCGCCGCCAGTTCCTCCAGCCGCGCGCGTGTGAAGGGGCCGGGCGCGGCCTCCAGCCCCGCCATCAGCATCAGTTCCGCCGGCGTCAGCGCCCAGAAATCGCGCGGATGCAGTCGCAACTCGCGCAGCCCCAGCCGCATCAGCGCGGGCCAGTCGAACCCGGGCGCACTCATGCAGGCGGCGTGAAGGCACGCGCAAGCAGTTCCGCCGCGATCCGCGCCGCGCCCGGCAAGCCCCCCGCGATCTCGGCGCGCATCAGATCCGACGCCTGCCCCTGCCAGCCGCCGCCGCGCAGCCCCGCCACGATCAGCGCCAGCACATCGCGACCGGAAAACCGCCCCTGCTCGAACCGCTCCACCAGCCCAAGGATCGTGTCCTCGCCAAGCGCGGTTTCCAGCTCCGCCAGCGCGCCCAGCGTCAGGCGCAGCACATGCATCTCGCCATCAATGACCAGCGCCACCTCGCCTGCATGGGGGTTGGTCATGGCGCCCCCTCATCATCCGGGTGCGGCGGCTCGACCGGATCGCTGGGATCGCCCGGATCTTCCGGGTCCGCCGGGTCGCCGGGGGCAAATTCCGCGCTCATATCGGGCAGAAATTCCAGCATCCCGGCCGAGGCCAGCGACAATTCAAACGTCGCCTCACCATTATGACTGCCCGCATAATCAAGGCCCGTAATCAGGAACGGCCCCTCGACCACCCCGAAATCGGGAATGATGATCTGAAACTCCGGCGTCTCGCCATTGAAAAAGATCGCCCGCGCGCGCTCATCGGTCGCCGCATCGCGAAACACGCCCGAGCCCGAGATGCTCGCCGATTTCACCCCCGCGCCGCCCAGCAACTCGCGCCAGCCCTGTTGCGACGAGACCGAGGTCACATCGACCGACTCGGCATTGAAACTCAGCCGCGTCGCGCGCAGCCCCGCGACAGTCTCGAACTGTCCGGTCCCGGTCATATCGACCTTGACCAGCAGATCCTTGCCATTCTGTGCGCCCATCTGCGCCCCCTTATGTTGCGTGAACTCAGTTGTCTTCGACCCGCGCACGGAACCGCAGGTCGATCCGCCGGGTCTGGTCGCCCTCGATCTTGCGCGCCTCGGCCCGCTCGAACCACAGCCCGACCAGCCGCCCGCGCGAAAGCACCAACGCTGGCGCGTCCAGAAGCTCACTGATCCGCGCGGCAATCTCCTTGGCGGCCAGAAACCCCATGGCATTGCTCACCACGCTGATCACCAGCCGGTGCTCGGCCCCGTGCCCGGTCTTGTCAGAGCGGTCGAACACCTCTTCGGGGCCGATCAACACATAGCTCGCAGGCGGCGTCGCAGGCGGGATCGCGTCAAAAATGGCGTCTCCCACAAGCGCCTGCAGTGCCGCATCCCCTACCATCCGCGCATAGATCGCCGCCTGCAGCGCGGGTGCAATCACATAGCTCATGCGGGCATCTCCTCTCGCGCCGTGCAGATCAGATAGCGCCCCTGCACATCCGCCTCGGCCACAGCCAGAATTCGAAACAGCCGCGCCCCCTCACGAAAGCGTTGCTCCGGGCGCGGGCGCTGATCCGATCCCACAGGCGCAGCACGCACCAGAATGCGCAGGCTCACCTCGCCCGCAGGCCCCAGCGCGGCAAAGCGCTCCCGCCCGGCTCCGGCCCGGATCTCGGCCCAGAGCGTGCCCAGACCCTGCCAGCTCACAGCAAAACCCCCGGCACCATCCGGCACCGTCACCGGCGTCTCCAGCACCAGCGCGCGGCTCAGATTGGGCGCGCGGTTCATGCGCCCCCTCCCATGCGCAGATCGCGCCAGCGTTCCAGCAGCGACCGGATGCCGAAAGCCGCATCACTATCGCCGGTGCCGTCGCGCCCTTCGTAATATTGCGCGGCCAGAAGCAGCACCGCCTGCCGCAGATCCGCCGGGATATCCTCCCAGGCCGGGCCGAACCCGGCGGTAAAGCCAATCTCGACCCGCCCCCCCGTCGGGATCATCGGCAGCGCCGTTCCCGCCGCTTCCAGCCTTGGCCGCGTGCCATCGCCGTCCAGCCGGTAGCGCGTGGGCGAGACCACCATCTCCACCCCGCCCGCATTGACCAGCGTGACCGAGGCCACAGCCACCACCGGCGCCACCGGCAGACGCTGGGCATAGTCCTCGCGCCAGCGCGTCAGCACCAGCAGATAGTCGCGCCGGAACAAGGCCCGCGCCACGCGCCCCTCGACCGAGGCCAGCGCCGCGCGCAGATATTGCTCCAGCGTGGCATCCGGCGTCACCTCATCGGAAAACCCCGATCCCAGGCGCAGATGCGCGCGAAACTCTGCCAGAGGCAGGGCAGCAGCAGGAACAGGGCTGGTCTCTCTCAGATCCATCTCGGGGCCTCGTGCAGAGATTCAGGAAAACAACGGGGTGCCCTGCCCCATGCCGCGACCGGCACAGGGCAGGACCGGCAGGATCATTCCTCGCCGAATTTCAGCAGCTTGATCGCCTTGAAATCCGACACATCGCCGCCCACGCGCTTGGTGGCATAGAACAGCACATGCGGTTTCGCGCTGAACGGATCGCGCAGCACCCGCAGATCCGGGCGCTCGGCAATCGTGTAGCCAGCGGCAAAATCGCCAAAGGCAATCGCATAAGCATCCGTCGCGATATCGGGCATATCCTCAGCCACCAGCACCGGATATCCCATCAGCCGCGCAGGCTCGCCCGCCGCCAGACCATCCGACCACAGGAACCGGCCATCGTTGTCCTTCATCTTGCGCACTGCACCGGCGGTTTTCGAGTTCATCACGAAAACCGCATTGGCGCGGTAGGACGCCCCCAGCGCATAGACCAGATCGACAATCGCATCCGCCGGATTGGTGCTCGCAAAATCGCCATCCTCGCCGGTCGCGATATAGCCGATCTCGCCCCAGTCCCAATCCGCATCCGCCACCGCGTCATGGTCCAGAAAGCCGCGCGGCTTGTCCACACCATCGCCATTGATGAAAGCCGCCGCCTCGGCCCGCGCGAATTTCGACGCGATCCGCCCGGCCAGCCAGCCCTCGACATCGAACGCACTGTCATCGAGCAGCCGCTGGCTCGCCTTTGGCATCGCCGACAATTCATGCAGGCGGATCGGAATACGGTCGATCTTGGGCGTGGCCCCTTCCAGCACATCGTCGGTTTCCGTGGCCCAGCCAGAGGCCACATCGCTGTGATCGACCAGCACATCAAAGGAACTCGCCTCAACCGTCACAACGCTCGCAATCGCCCGGATCGAGGCCGTCGCCGCCAGCGTCGATTTGATGCTCTCCGCCGTCTGCGGATCGACCAGATAGCCGCCATCAACCGGGGTCAGCGTGTTCAGCCCCTTGGTCTCGATCTCAAGGCCCCGCATCGGGCTCTCATCGCCGCGCCGCAGATAGGCGTCAAACGCCTTGTGATGCAGGCTCAGGCCCGCATCGGCCTGGGCAAGCACCGGGCGGGCGGGGGTAAAGGCAGTCTTGCGATCCAGCATGGTCAGTCGCTCTTCTGTTTGAGAAAGTTTCCGGGTGATTTCCGCCTGAAAGGCGTCGAAGTCCTGCGCGAAGCCCTGCATCGCACTCTTGAGTTCAAGGCCATCGGCGACGGGCAAAGCCGTGCCGCTCTGGCCCGGTGCCATGGGCACGGGGTCTGTCATGGTCGTCTCTCCTGCTTGGAATAGGGTGATTTCAGGTCAGGGGGCAGAATAGCGCGCTGCCCCCAAGATCAGGTGAAGCCAGCGTGCGCCGCTCAGAGCCGCGCAACACGCAGCCTTGCGGCCCGCATCTCGGCGCTCAGGCCCGCAAGCTGGGCCAGCAGATCCGATTTCGACGCGATCCGCGCCTCGGCCTGCATCGGGAATGTGACCAGCGAGACCTCCCAGAGATCCAGCTCCACCAGCCTGCGCCCGCCCCCCGCCACCGCCTCGGCGCGAATTGTGCGATAGCCAATCGACAACCCGTCAACCGCCCCCGCTTGCAAAAGCGCCTTGGCCTCGCGGGCGCGGGCCACATCTGGCAGCAACCGCCCCGTCACATGCAGCCCGTGCGCATCCTCATGAACCTCATCCCAGATCCCGATCGGCTGCGCCGGATCATGCTGCCAGAGCATCCGCACCCGCTCGCCCCGCGCCGCCAGACGCTTCAAAGACGCAGCATAGGCCCCGGGCAACACCGTATCGCCGCCCTTGTCGCGCCGCCCAAAGACCGAGGCATAGCCCGAGATCCGGTGCCCGTCTTCAAGCACCACACCAGCATCACGCTGCAAATACTTGTATTCCATGCGAAATCCTTTCACTGCACGATGCTCAGAAGCGCCAGCGCGCCATGCATCAACACGCCTGCGGCCACGCCATAAACCGCCAGCCACAGCCGCTTTTCCAGCCGCTCGAACGCCCCTTCCAGCCGCCCGAGACGAAAATCCAGCGCCTCCTTGCGCGCCTCAAAGAGCCGCTCCTGCGCCTCCAGATGCACCTGCGCCGCCTCGAAACTGTCATAGAGAAAGCGCGAGCCACCCACGGCCCGCCGCGCGCTCATGCGCCCTCGACAAGCGGCGGCAGCCCCAGCAGCACGCGCTTTTCGGCATCGGTCAGGAAGCTGGCCTCGCCCACGCGCCGCCATTGCTGTTCGCGTTCAACCGCGAGCGCCGGCACCTGATCCAGATCCGGCCTCAACTCGACCGCCCCCGGAATGAACCCCGACAGCCAATGCGCCACCGCCGCCGTGACCCGCATCGCCATCGGCAGCACCGTCAGCCGGTAAAAGGCGCGATTGGCCTCTTGGTAATTGGCGTAAGTGGCCTCTCCCGGCACCCCCAGCAGCATCGGCGGAATCCCGAAAGCAATCGCGATCTCGCGCGCCGCCGCCTCCTTGGTCTTCTGGAATTCCATGTCAGAGGGCGAGAACCCCATCGGCTTCCAGTCGAGCCCCCCTTCCAGCAGCATCGGACGCCCCGCATTGCGCGCGCCCTGATGATGCGCCTCCATCTCCGTCTGCAAGCGCTCGAACTGCTCGGGGCTCAGCGCGCCCTGCCCATCCGCGCCGCGATAGACAATCGCGCCAGAGGGCCGCGCGGCATTGTCGAGAAGCGCCTTCGACCAGTTCGACGCCGAATTATGCACATCCACCGCCCGCCGCGCCGCTTCCAGCGGCGACAGCCCGTAATGATCATCCTGCGGATGGAAAGAGCGGATATGACAGATCGGTGCGACGCCGCCCTGCACATGAAACCGATGCACCTTGTTGCCGACCGTATAGTCATAGCCCACCGGCCAGCCATCCGCGCCCGGCACCACGCTCATCCGGTCCGAACGCAGCACATGCAATTCGCGCACCGCGCCCGCCTCATCCGTGACCGCCTCCAGATAGGCATTGCCCGACAGCAGCAGCTGCGCATAAAGTGCCTCGAACAATTCGCTCCGCCCCTGCGCCGGATTGGGCCTGGTGATCAGATCCAGCACCGGATGGCTCTCATAGCGCCGCTCGCAATCCTGCAGCACCAAAGGCAACGCAGATGCGGCCTCGGCAATCAGCTTCACGGCCCGAAACCCCACCGGATTGCCCAGAAACCCGGCGCGGGCCAGCGACACCCCGTCGCGCGCCGTCCAGCCCGTCCCGGCCACGCCATAAGCCAGGCCCTTCCCGGCAATCCGCCCCGCCGTCAGCGGCCCGACAGCCGAGGCCTTCGCCTCTGCCCCCGCCTGAACCGCCGTCTCCGGGGCCTTGCCCCTGCGCAAAAACTCGAACAT